AAGTTCTCCGGGTGGCGCTGGACCCTCAAGCCCGCTGTAGCCAGCTACGCCGGTAACAAGGCCGCCGTCCCGTCGTCGCCCGCGACCGCCGCCCTGGTCGAGTCCGGCGACCCGACCCGCATCGCCGGCGCCTGGGATGTGGACCGTATCTACTACGACTTCAACACCGACATGCTGTCCAGCTTCTACGCCGGTGCGGTCGAGTCGTACGCCGCCACCGCCGAAGCCGCCCTGGTCCAGACCGTGCTCACGTTGGCGGGGGCGGGCACCCCGGCCGCCGACCTCGCGGGAGCAGTCGCCGCGATCATCACCGACCTGTCACAACAGGGCGCGCGACTCGACTACCTCGCCATGGCCCCCGACGTGTTCGGAGACTTCATCGGCCTATCCGCCTCCGACGTCCCGTGGTGGCTACAGTCACAGGCCACCGTCGGACTGTCGGGGACGACCACTGTGGCCGGGATCACGATCAACACCATCCCGTCTCTCCCCGATGGGGCAGTCCTGGGTGGCGACCGCCGCGCCCTGGACTATCGGGAGTCCGGTCCGATCCGGGTCGACGCCGTCAACCTCCCCAACGGGGGTATCGACCTCGGCCTGTTCGGATACGCCAACCACATCGTCCACCATGCCGCCGCGATCTCCCTGGCAACCGTCACAGTGCTGCCACTGGCCACCGGCCGCACCGCCAAGAAGAGCTAGTGACCGAGGGCCAGGCCGCCGAGCGCCTCGAGGACTCGCCCCTCGAGGCGTTCGGCGCGCCCCGGGCCCCCCTGACCTACGCCCCGACGTGGCTGGACCCCGCCGACGTACGGAAGTGGCTCAGGGACACCGGCACCCCGCCCGCCTCCGACGATGCGGAGGTCGACCGGGTCGCCGCCATGACCGAGAAGCATGTCGAACGGTGTAGGCCGGAATGGGCTACCACCGATGACTCGGACCCCCCTGTCACCCTCTACGCCCCCGATGCTGAGACCTACCAGGGGGCCGTCATGTATGCGGCCCGGGAGCTACGACGCCGTAACTCCCCGGCCGGGGTCGAGTCGTTCGGGGACGTCGGGATCACGTTTGTCGCCAAGTACGACCCCGACATTGATCGGGCCCTGCACACCGGCGCCTACCGACACCCCGGAGTCGGATGATGGACTTTGCCGAGCGCCTCATCATGCTGGAGCAGGACTTGCAGGCCGCCGGCCTGTCCGCATCCCTGGACCCCGCCGACGTCAACCCCCCCGGTGTGCTAATCATCCAAACCGACCTGCACACCTCGGCCGGGAAGCTCTGCGGAACCGAGACCCTGACCCTGGCCCTGGCCCTGGTCGTCCCCGACGTCGGAATCCGGCAGGCCAACATCGACCTCGCCCGCCTCGCTGCCCGGGTCGGACCCGCGACCCGGGTCGCCGGCCTACGGATCACCACCGATCAACAGACCTTTGAACGTCAGGCGATGCCCGACGACCCCACCGGCCTGCCGTGTCTACGGATCACCGCCGCCACCACCTACACCGCCACCCCGCCCGCCACCGCATGGAAGGAAACCCGCTCATGACTGTCTCAACTGAGGTGCTTGGCCCCGGAGAGCTCCAGATCGGCGCCGTCGCCTCCGAGATCGACGCATCATGTCTGGTCAACAACTGCAAAATCACGATGACCAAGGACCAGGCCGACTCCACCAAGAAACTGTGCGGGGACGAGGCACCGGGCGCCGTAACGTACACGTTCGCGTTGACCGGGAACGTGGACCAGGACCTCGCCACCACCACCGGACTCCACGCCCTGTCCTGGAACAGTGCGGGGACCTCGCAACCCTTCACCTTCACCCCCTCCACGTCGGTCGGGGCCACCGCGACCGGAACCCTCACGATCGACCCGCTCGAGTTCGGCGGGGACGAGATGGGCGCCGACATGACATCCGACTTCGAGTGGTCGTGTGTCGGGAAGCCGGCGATCGTCTACGGCACCGGCGTGGTCGGGGACGCACAGGCCGTTGGTGACGGAGAGGCCGCGTAGCCCATGGCCGCTCCGGTGGTCCAGGTCGACGGGGCCCGCGAGCTCCGCCGTACGTTGAAGGCCGCCGGGGACGACCTGGAGGATCTCAAACACGTTCACGCGACCGTCGCCCGGTACGTCTCGCTGCGGGCCGCGGCCATGGCGCCCCGGAAGTCGGGCCGGTTGGCGGGGTCGGTCCGGGGAAGTCAGGCGAAGACCTCCGCCACCGTCCGGGCCGGCGGGGCCCGGGTCCCCTACGCCAATGTGATCCATTGGGGGTGGCCCCGCCGCCACATCGCCGCGAACCCGTTCCTGGTCAACGCCGCCCACACCACCGAGCCGACCTGGACCAACTACTACCTCAGAGAAGTCGAACGGATCATGGGAAAGGTGCACGGAACCTGATATGCCGAAGTTGACCAGGACACTAGCCACGATCGAGCTCGCGGACGGGACGATCCACCAGGACATTCGGATCACCAACCCCGACCTGTTGAGGTATCGGGAGACCGCCCAGAAACACTCGTGGCCCGCCCTCGAGGTCAAGAACGATGTCGGCAAGGTCCCGCACCTCGACTATGAGCAGACGTTCACCGCCTGGGCCGCTCTGCGCCGGCTCAACCTCTACGGCGGCACGTGGGAGACCTTCAAAGACACTGACTGTGTCCAGGTCGCCACAGAGACCGAAGAAGTGGACCCTACGTCGCCGCCGGCGGCTGGCACACCGCCGCCGGCCGCCGCCGGCTCGCCCTCGAGCTCGCCTACCACACCCGAGTCAACATCAGTTGGCTCACCGACCCCGGACCAACGGGTGCGAGTGACGAGGACCTAGCAACCCTGCTGGACATACACGAACAGACCGTGGCCGAGACCGAGAAGCAGATGAGGGGGTGAGACCCACATGGCGGGTTCCGCGATCCTCTCCATCAAGATCCTCTCCGATGCCTCCGGTGCGAAACGTGGCCTGGACTCGGCCGCCTCCTCGATGGACAAGTTCAAGTCCGGTGTCAAGAAGGCCGCCGTACCGGCCGCCCTGGTCGGGGCCGCGATCCTCAAGTTCGGCGCCGACGCCGTCCAGAGTGCTTCGAGGACTCAACAGGCAATGGGTGGGGTCGACGCCGTGTTCGGCAAGAATGCCGACACCGTCAAGAAGTGGGCCGACTCCGCCGCCGGCTCGATCGGCATAGCCAAGTCCGAGTATGGGGAGCTCGCGTCCCTGATCGGCTCCCAACTGTCCAACGCCGGCCTGCCCCTCGACGTCGTCACCAAGAAAACCAAAGGTCTGATCCAACAGGGCGCCGACCTGGCCGCCATGTTCGGAGGCACCACCGCCGACGCCGTCGCCGCCCTCTCGTCCGCGATGAAGGGCGAGTTCGACCCCCTCGAGAAGTACGGCACCTCCCTGTCTGCGGCGAAGATCAAAGCCCAGATGGCCGCAGACGGCACCGACAAGCTGACAGGGAAGGCCGCCGACCAAGCCAAGACAATGGCGACCTTGAAGTTGATTACTCAACAGACCGCGAAAGCCCACGGCGCGGCGGCCCGCGAACAGGACACCGCCGCCGCCCGGGCCCAACAGTTCTCCGCCTCCGTCGAGAACCTTAAGTCGGACTTGGGGCAAGCACTGTTGCCGATCGTGGCGGCCGTGACCGCCAAATTCGCCGGCCTGGCACAGTGGATGAGCCGCAACGTCGGACTGGTGCAGATCATTGTCGGGATCATCGCCTCACTGGTCGGGATCATCCTCATCCTGAATGCGGCGATGAAGGTCGCCGCCGTCGTCCAGTGGGCCATGAACGCCACGTGGCTTGCTAACCCGGTGGTCCTGATCGTGCTCGCGATCGTCGCCCTGGTCGCGATCGTCGTCATCTTGTACAAGAAGTTTCCGGCCGTGAAGCGGGTCATGGACACCGCGTTCGCCGGCATGGTCGCCGTCGTGAAAGTCTTCGCCCGCCTGTTCGGCGCGCAGTGGGCCGCGATGAAACGGATCGTGACCACCGTGGTCGGTGGGATCAAACAGGCATGGTCCTCCACGATGCGGGCGTTGCAGTCGGCCGCCTCGTCGGTGGGCCGGTTCCTCTCGCGCGTGTTCGTGTCCCCGGTGAGGGCCGCGGCCGGGGTGATCCGGGGCCTGGCCCACATCGCCTCCTCCGTGTTCGACGGCATCAAAGCCGGAGTGAACCGGGTCGCCACCGCCTTCTCGACGGTCGCCTCGAGGATCAAAGGCGCGTTCGCGGGGGCCGGCCGTTGGCTGTATTCGGTCGGGGTCTCCATCGTCCAAGGCCTGGTCTCCGGTATCGACTCCGTCATGTCCTGGGTACGCGGGAAGGTGGAGGCGCTGGCGAAGCTGATCCCCAAGTGGGCGCGGAAGAAACTCGGCATCGCCTCCCCGTCGAAGGTCATGGCGAAGATCGGCCGACAGGTCTCCCAAGGTCTCGCGAAGGGCATCACCGATGGGGCCGGGGCCGTCGTAGCTGTCGCGAAACAGGTAGCCGACGCCGTCGCCGCCGAGTTCGCGGCCCGGTTCAAGAACAAGAGGCAGGCCGCCAACGCGACCCGGGCCGTGCTCTCCTCACTGACCAACGAGTACGCCGCGCTACGCCGCAACGCCGCCCAACGCCTTGCCGTCGCTCACTCGATCGCCGCGCTACGTGACCAGATGAAACAGTTCGCCGCCCAGGTCACCGACGCCGCCCGGGCGTTCGCCGGGTTCGTCCAGTCCGGGCAGGGCGCCACCGACGCGGCCGGGATGACCGCGAACATGGCCGACCGGGTCAACCAGGTCGAAGAGTTCACCAACCTGTTGACCTCGCTCCGCCGCCAAGGGCTGGCACAGTCGGTGATCGATGAGCTCGCACAGGCCGGGGTCGAAGGTGGGCTGGCACAGGCCCGGGCCCTCGCGGCCGGGGGACCGGCCGCCGTCGCCCAGGTCAACGCCCTGCAACGACGGTTGAAGGCCGCCGCGAAGACCCTCGGAACCAAGACCGCCGGGTGGATGGAGACCGCCGGCGGGCAATCCGCGACCGCCTACCTCAACGCCCTGGTCGCGGACCAGAAACGGATCGAGTCCGCCGCCGAAAGGTTCGCCCGAGCCCTCACCAAAGCAATCCGGCGGGCCCTGGAGAAGCAGTGGGCCGCACGGCCGTTGAAACCGGCCGGGGGAAAAACGGCAGGCTCACAGGGGGTGAGCCCGGTGTCGGCCGTCCGGTCCCCCCGTGCCGTAGCGGCCGGCACCGCCCCGGCGGGTTCGACCACGATCAACGTCTACGGGGCCCTGGACCCCGAGGGGGTCGCCCGATCTGTCC